AGGCTCTTAAAAGAAGGAGATTATGCAAGCGCAAGGGACGAAGTACAAAAAAATAGTGCTGGAACGGGCCCTTCTAAATGGTTTGCAGACACACCGGGGCGAGTAAGGGATTTTCAGAAAGGTTTGGAAACAGTAGGAGGTTTTTTTCCAGCAGACCAACGACCTGAACAGTTTTGGGATTATAAAGGGCAACAACACTCATATAAGGTAGACCCGGAAAAATCATTGGCTTTTACTAAGGTACAGTATCGAGACCCTAAAGATTATTGGAAGGGTTCGTATCTCAAGGACCAACTTCAATCATCAACAGTTCAAGTTACTGGTGGTGATGAAAGACGTATTTGGCCTGAATATCAGCCGGACGAAGATAAAGGAACACCTTGGAAAACAATTGGTAAGAGATACCCAACAACCGTACCTGGGACAACATCTCGTGCGGGACATGTTGGAGGTCATCTTGGAAATGCGATGGTTGGTTCCCTGATGGACTACACTGCTCCTGGATGGGCTTTGAAAATTAGTGCTAATATGAAAGCGCGTAAGAGAAGAAAGGCAGCTAGGCAAAACATACACTTTGAAGACGCAACAAAATACGGGAAAAACCGCTTTAATATAAGACCTACTCGTTTTGGTTATGTAGAAAATTTTCATAACCAAACACTCGAGAAAGGAAAAGAGTTCCTTGATCCAGAATCAGGAAAAACTATGACTGTTAATATGATGGGGTTTAGTCACCCTGATAAAGACGATGGGCTTGTTTATGCTGTTCCTGGATATGATCGAGACAAACGAAAACCGCTAACTGCTGAGGAGGCAGAAAAGAAATATGCAAATTTAATCAGAAGCGGGGTTATTAGAGGAGTCCCTGCGCGTAGGGCTAATAAAATACATGCGCGGTGGCATAAGACACTTGAAATGGATGAGTTGCCTACGATGACTACTAAGCTATATTAATTCTTTTATTTTAGTGAATGGACATTAAAAAGATAGAGTGTAAAAGGTGTAAAACCCTTTATCCGGAAACACTCGTACCTGCAACGGACGGTATCTGTGTGTACTGTAAAGCAGAAGAAGCAGAAAAAATCCCCCCTCCCGTTGAGTTAGAAGCAACCCCTGCAAAAAAAGAAACTTTTTCCAAGGAAGAAGCGGCTCAACGGGAACTTGCTCTTCGTGCTTTAGCCCGTAAATATATGCTACCTTTTGTGGAACGGTTTAATCATGACTATATGGCAGGTTGGGTACACAAGGACATTTGCCAACGGTTGGAAAAATTCAGCGAAGATGTTACAAATAAAAAATCTCCCAGGCTAATGTTGTTCATGCCCCCACGGCATGGTAAATCAACATTAGCTAGTGTGACATTTCCTGCTTGGCATTTGGGCAAAAACCCAAACCATGAATTTATTGGTTGTTCATATTCAGGGTCCCTTGCAATGAGCTTCAGTAGAAAGGTGCGACAACTTTTGCGAGAACCCAACTATAAGAATGTTTTTAGTGGTACTTTTTTGGACCGTACTAGCCAGTCTGTTGAATCGTGGCTCACTACTCAGGGTGGAGGATACGTAGCTGCTGGTGTAGGTGGTGGTATTACAGGTAAAGGGGCACATGTTCTTGTAATTGATGACCCTGTAAAAAACAGGGAAGATGCAGAATCGGATTTTAATAGAGAGGCTGTTTGGAATTGGTATACCTCTACTGCGTACACACGTCTCGCTCCAGGGGGCGGGGTGTTGGTTATTCTTACACGGTGGCACGATGATGATTTAGCAGGACGACTATTGCTTGCTTCGTCCAAAGGGGCGGACCAATGGGAAGTTGTAAAGTATCCTGCGATAGCAGAAATGGACGAAGCGTTTCGTAAAGAAGGTGAAGCTTTACATCCAGAAAGGTATAATGCTGATTCACTAGGACAAATAAGGAAAGCGATTGGCCCGAGGGACTGGACCGCGCTTTATCAGCAGAATCCTGTGTCTGATGAAGGAGATTATTTCAGTCGGGACATGATAAGATATTATGATGCTGATGATATTGATCTCTCAAGGCTTAAGTATTATTGCGCATGGGATTTGGCTATCGGTCAAAGGGATAGAAATGATTATACTGTTGGCCTTGTTGTCGGGGTCGATGAAGATGATATTATGTATATTGTTGATGTTGTACGTGGCCGGTTCGATGGTTTTGAGATTGTTGAGCGTATTTTAGATCTTTATGAACTTTGGCATCCTGGTATCGTTGGTATTGAAAAAGGGCATATTGAAATGGCAATTGGGCCCTTCTTGGAAAAACGTGTCAGAGAGCGTAGACTATATGAAGCATACTTTAAAGACTTGAAAATTGGTAGACGGGACAAAGAAGCACGGGCCCGCGCAATTCAGGGAAGAATGCAGCAAGGCATGGTATACTTTTCTAAAGATGCTGTTTGGACGGGGCCATTGGTCGCGGAGCTTTTACGTTTTCCAAATGGTGTTCATGATGACCAAGTTGACGCCTTAGCATGGATTGGTTTAATGATGGCAGAATTTGCAATATATACAGAAAGAGTTGAACCAGATCCTTCTTGGAGAGATAAGCTAAGACAGCTTGCTAAGGGTGATAATGAAAAAACAGCAATGAGCGCTTAATGGCAACTTCAATTAAATCTAAACCTAAGAAAAAATTAAGTAAACTGGAAGAGCATGAGTTAGCCCGTGGGCAGTGGGAAGCTTACACTCGAGCACGGGACAATGGGCACCAGGATTATATCGCGGTCGCAAAACGTTGTGACGCTTTCTATCGTGGGGAACAATGGGACGCTGCTGATCTGGCAACGCTCGATGACCAGGGACGACCGGCTCTGACAATCAATACTATCTTGCCTACAATTAATACTGTGATAGGGGAGCAGACTACCCGTAGGATGGATGTTACTTTCAAACCCAGGGGCAGTGGACAACAGGAAATTGCGGATGTCCTCACAAAATTATTTTTGCAAATTTCTGACAACAATAAAATGGACTGGGTCGAAGCCCAGGTTTTCGCTGATGGTCTTATCCAGGACCGTGGATGGTTTGACGTACGCATAGATTTTGATGACCATATTCAGGGAGAAGTCAGGATAATAGCCAAAGACCCGTTGGACATTCTTATAGATCCAGATGCTAAAGATTATGACCCTCGAACGTGGAACGAGATCTTTGAAACGAGGTGGATGAGTCTGGAGGAAATAGAAGAAATATATGGGCGGAAAAAGGCAGATAGGCTACGTATCACGGTCGAACAGGGTTCGGCATTGGGGACGGACTCGGTAGAGTACGAAGAAGTACGATACGGTGACACGTACAGTGGAGTACAGTACAACCAGGGAAATACGACCAACCCGGAAGAAAATCGTGCGTTACGCTCGATTCGTGTGGTGGAACGGCAATATTACCGGTTAAAAGAATGTATGTATTTCGTTGATAGCATTACAGGAGATATGCGACAAATTCCCTATAATTGGACCAAGAAAAAACGAGAGACCTTTGCAGATCAGTTTGGGTTAGAGATTCTTACCAAGATGATGCGTAAAGTTCGTTGGACAGTAACAGCAGATCTCGTTGTTTTGCATGATGATTGGTCGCCTTATGACCATTTTACTTATGTACCTTATTTCCCATTCTGGAGAAGGGGCAGACCGTTTGGCATGGTGCGTAACCTGATTTCCCCACAGGAACAATTAAACAAGATTTCTTCACAGGAGCTCCATATTGTTAATACAACCGCAAATAGTGGTTGGATCGTGGAAACTGGTTCCTTGAGTGGAATGGATGCAGATGATCTTGAAGAGCACGGTGCGGAAACAGGACTGGTGCTCGAGTTTAATAGAGGATCAAACCCGCCAACTAAAATTCCTCCTAACCAAATCCCTACTGGTTTAGACCGTATAGCAATGAAGGCAGCGGCTAATATTAAAACTATTAGTGGTATCAGTGATGCTATGTTGGGTACGGATAGTCCGGAAGTTTCCGGGGTTGCCATTCGTGCAAAACAAAATCGGGGTGCAATGATGATTCAGGTGCCCTTGGACAATCTGGCAAAAACCAGACAGTATCTCGCAGAAAAAATTTTGAATTTGGTACAGGCCTATTATACAGAGGAACGGCTGATTCAAATTGTAAATGAGTCTGATCCTAGAAAACGGAGTGAAGGAATGGTTCTTAATCAAATAACACCGGAAGGGGAAGTCATTAATGATTTAACAGTTGGTGAGTATGATGTTGTTGTGGCAACTTCTCCTGCAAGGGATAATTTTGATGAAATGCAATTTGCAGAAGCTTTGCAACTACGTGAAGTTGGAGTACCTATTCCAAATGATGTAATAGTTGATTTTTCTCATTTAGCACGTAAAGGTGAAATTGCAGAAAGGATAAGGGCTATGGAAGGTACGGGAGAGCCTAGTGAGGCAGAAGTTAAATTACAAGAGTTCCAGGCTGAGGCAGCAGTTAGACAAATACAATTAGAAATTGCTAAACTAGAGGCTGAAGTACAGAATTTACAAGCAACAGCAGAATTAAGTATGTCAAAAGCAGAGGAAAATAAAATGGATCCCCAGTTGAAGATGGCAGAGATACAAAGTAAAATTCAAATGAAACGGGAAGAGCTCGAACTGCGTGAACGGTTAGCTGGTCTAACTAATGCACAAAGAACGACAGATTCTGAAATACAAGCCGCGAGCAAAATGGCCGTGGCAGCTATGAAACCCACAGGAGGTAGATAAAATGGCTAAAAAGAAAAAAGCAGCAAAAGCTGATAGTGCACCAATAGATGATATAATTATGGATAGAATGCCTGGGGCAGATCCGGTTGAGGAAGTAAAGTTCGAGGTTGATATGAATTTTGCTACACCCGAGGAAGAAGTAACCTTTCCCGAAGGAGGAGAAGTTGAAGAAGCAGAAGAAACGGAAACGGTCGCATCTGGAGACGAAGCTGATATTCAAGAGAGCACAGAAGAAGTTGAGGCAGAAACAGAAGTTGAAGCAGAAGAATCGGCAGATAGCAGTGGAGAAGCAGAAGGAGACGAAGCTGTGGAACAAGTTGCATCAACAGACGATAGAGGAAATGAAGAAGAGGTTCTGGAACCAGAGCCTATAAAGAAAAAAGCTCTCATGGTGCCTAAGACCAGGCTTGATGAAGTATTAGCTAAGAACAAGGCTATGCAGAAACAGCTCAAAATAATTGAGCAGAAAGAAGCAGAAACACAGGCACAAGCGCCTAAGTATAATTTTTCTGAAAAAGAACTTGAGTACCAACGGTTAGTTTTGGATGGTGACTCCGCTAAAGCTGTAGAGTTACGGGGTGAAATTCGTAATGCTGAAAGAGAACAGCTCATGTTTGAAGTACAAAATCAGATGGGGAAAACTGTACAACAGAACCAAGAAGAACAAGCGTTACAGAAAAAAGCGGCAGAGATTCAGGAGCTGTTTCCTATACTTGATCAAGATAGTACAGCTTTCAATGAGACTTTAACTCAAGAAGTAATGGACCTTCGAGATGCTTTTATTATGCAAGGGTATGGTGCAGCGGATTCTTTGGCAAGGGCTACTGAATATGCTTTGTCTGCAAGATATCCGGAATTATTAAAAGGGTCAGAAGCTGCTCCGAGTAAAGTAACTCAGATAAAACAGAAAAAACAGAAAACAATAGTAAAGAAGAAGATAGCAGCAGCTAATGCACAGCCGCCTGCGATGCGTGGAGAAGGAGCTGGAGAACGTGGGGAGAAGGCAGTGGATCTTAATATTTTGTCCGACTCCGAATTTTCTGCTTTACCGGAAGAAACAATAAAACGATTACGCGGTGACTTTGGTTAAAGCATGGTGTAATATATTTGTATAAGTCGTTTGTTAGAACGATATCTAACACTGGTCGTTCAGTCTAAAAATCGCTTTCGTCTCGCATTGACGTAAAACTGCGCGAGGTCGTGTTCGTAAAACCACGGAGTCGTATCCCAACGATAAAGGGTATACGGGTGAATATCGCCCCAAATAAAAAAAGTCGATTTGTTTTTTAAATTTGGAGGATTGTCGAAATGGCAAATACTAACTTCGCGGCCTTGACCAGTGAACAGCTCACTATTTGGTCACGCGATTTTTGGCGTGTTGCTCG